AGACGAGTATAGTGAACTTGTTTATAATGTCATTATCGCTGAGATGGTATATAGAGGTCATAGCGAATCTGTTATAAAAACATATGTTGAAAATATAAGCGAAGAACAAATTCTAGAAAAAGTAGAATCATTCTTTTCATTAGAAGAATATAATTTAAATGAAGAACAAACTGATTTATTATTCTCTTTCTACCAAGAGCAACAACTTATAGTTGAAAGGATAAATGCTAAGACGGCATCAGATATACTTAGGGGACTTAAAGGTTCTTCATCAAAATTGAGGAATATGGTTATGAGTCTGATTGGTAAGGGTAAGGGTAGTACAAAACAGTTAGAATTGAATTTAAAAGGTGCTAAAGATGGTCCTGGACTTTTGAAAAGACTTCAGAACTTAAAAAAATCTGCTGGCAATCAACTTAATAAAGTTAAATCAAAGTTTGATAAAAAAGTAACTAAAACAAGTGATACATTATTAGGACCTGATGGGAAACCATTAAAAACTACTAAAACAGTAAATCCAATTAATAAGAAGAATGCTGCTATTGTAGGTGGTCTTGGTGTTGTTGGTGGTGCTGCTGCTCTTACTGGAGGAGATAAGAAGAAGAAGGATGATGATTCTTCAAATAATGTAACTAATAAGGATAAGAACGATATTAGTAAAGAGAATCAGTTACAAGACGTTCTTAATAATAAAGATAATTTACAAAAACTTGAACCACCTAAAGTAAAACCTCCAAAAGTAGAACCTCCAAAACCAACAAATCCTAGTGGTAAAGAATTACCAAAACCAAGAGCAATTGGAAAGGGTAAGGGAGAAATCAATCCTAATTCTGCTAGAGGACAGATGATTGCTAGAAATAAAGAAATATTTGGTACAGATGCTGCTGGAAATGATAGAGTTGATAAGTTAAGAAATAAAAATGCTGCTTTCCAATCTGCTAAAAAGTCGGGAAGTAATTACAGTATGAAAGATTTTGTAAAAGACTTCCCAGATTCTAATGCAGCAAAGGACAGAAGAAAGAGTAAGAGAGTTACTTCTGTAATGGATATGGAGTCTTATGATGCTAAAGGTGAGGTATTTGATGAAGGTGCAGCAGCAGGTGCAGCAGCATTAAAACTTGGTGGAATGGTTGCACCAAAAATTCCTGGTGCACTAAAAGCAATCACTGCTGGTGCTGCAACTGGAGCATCTATTCTTGGAATTAAAAAGAAAGCAGAGGAGGGAAGACCAGCAAGAAGAAGGAAACAAACTAAAACCATTGACCAAGTTAAAGCAGATAATGAGACGAGAAAGGAAAAGGAAAGAGCAAGATCTGCACATCAAAGAGAAGTGGAGAAAGATCTTGAAGATGATATAATGGGTCGCCATGAGTATGAACAGGAATTTGATAGAATAAAAAATTCTCCTGAAGCAAAACAGTTTGAAGCAGATAGAATTAGAAAAGGAAGAGAAGCGTTTAAAAAAGGCACTAAACAGGAATCCTATGATGCTTATGATCTAGTTCTAAATTACATAATAGAAACTGAGCAAGCATCTACTATAGAAGAAGCAAATTATATTATGGTTGAAATGGATCAGAATACTATCTATTCTATTATCAAAGAAAATACTGTCAATAGAGCAGATATTATTGGTGGAACTAAAGCTGCTAAAAATGCTCAACAAGGAATAGGTAAGTATAAACCAGGTGTTGGAGTAACTAAAGATTTTCAATTAGTCCCTAATTTTAGAATTAAAGCCTAGTAACTGTTTTTTTAACTATTACTTGACCTTCTATAACACGTTCTACTGCTGAACCATCATTAAGTAGAACGTCGTAGTAATATTTTCCTGCTGATAAGTTTTTTGTATTAGCATCTGTCATAGATATTCTTATTTTTCCTAATTCTCTGTTAGAAAATGCAAAATCAAATGTGTTTATTGCAACAGATTCTGGAAATTTTTTTAATTTAGCACATCCAGTATAACCTTCTAGATTTTTAGCACTATTACTTCTATCGTCCTCAAGAACGAATGTTTGCTCGAAATCAGTTCCTGTATGAATAACTAGGTTAGTATTGAATACTGCCATTACTTTTTATTGTTATTTATTAGAAGCATCCTGTAGATATACCTGGTCTAACTAACGCTGTTCCTTCTACAGCGATTAGTTTATTTCCATTTGGTTTGGTTAATAGAACATCGTATACGTGTCTACCAGGTTTTATATTTGTCGTGATTGTACTTGCTATGGATATATTAATTTTACCCTTAGCAGCACTAGTAATGCCTACTGTTATTTCTGTGAATCCAGTGCTATCTGTATGCTTTCTTAGGTGTGAATTAGCACTGTAACCAGTTAAATCAACTCCACCAGTACCATCAGCACTAAGTATATCCAAATCCCTACTAAAGTCTTCTCCAGCATTGATGGTCAGATTTTGTACAAAGACAGTCATTTATAGTATAACACTTTATTAGGTATTTATCAAGTAGTTGACATAGGTGTTAAATGTGTGTAAAATCGCTTTGTAAGCGTTCGGGAAAACATTAAGTTTTTATAAAGTTATCTATATAACTTAGATATTATAAAGATAATGGGATGGAAACCACCAATGAGACCAAAGTGGTTGAGGGAGATTATGAAAATCCCTGGACCTATCAGGGTTCAACTTTTACTACTGGCGATATTAACGATTTCTTCGGTTTCGTCTACAGGATTACTAATCTTCAAACTGGCAAGCAATATATCGGTAGAAAATACTTCTGGCAAAAGCGTAAACCTAGAGGTGGTAAGAGACGGGTTACGTCTGAGAGTGACTGGAAAAGATACTATGGAAGCTCTGCAGAGCTTAATTCAGATCGAAAGCTTTTTGGAAACTCAACGTTCAAACGAGAAATCCTTTCCCTACACTCCAGACTTGGAGATGTAAATTACGAAGAGACTAAACAATTATTTTTAAATAATGTGTTACAAGAATCACTTGACAATGGAGAACCAGCGTACTACAATAGCAACATATTAGGACGCTATATGCGTAAGGACTATGGATCTTTTGGAAAAAACACTGAAGGATAATTATGATTGGTCATTGCACCGTATGGAGGTGTTGTGTAAAATGGGAACTGTGGAAGATGTAGAAGATGCTGATTCTATTAGAAAGGAATTTAAAGAATGGATTCATTCTACAGATGATAATCATGATATTCTTTCATTAGAGTATTTTGGTAAAGGAAGTGAGTTTGATAAATAAAATCACGATATTTAGAGTAAATCATGAAATTACCAAGTTTTAATAGCATTGCTAATGTCATTAGTGTCGTATCAGGAGTATCACTCGCTGGTATCATTGGTGTTGGAAGTTATGTTTATTTAAATAAAGATGCAATTATTGATGACATCAAAGATGCAGCAGTTGAGTCTGTTGTAGGTGGAATGGGTGGAGGTGCTGTAGGCGGTGCTCTCACAGGAGATGTAGGTCTTCCAACACCACAAGCAGCAAGTCCTGCTGCACCTTCTGGTGGATTTGGAGTTCCAACTTTCTAAATAGAATGAGTTACTATCATTCTTATGCCTGAAGAAATAAAGGAAGAAGTTGTTGAAGAAATCAAAGAACCTAAAGAAGAAAAGAAAGGTTTCTTTGGTAAAGCAAAAGCAGCACTTCTTCCCGATGCCGAAGAACAAGCAGCAATCATTAGTACAGCTGTACGCATTACTGTTCTTGCCTGGTCGGGTGGAATATTGACATTAAATTATGTTGCTATACCAGGTGTACCACAACAGAAAATAGATCCAACTTTTATAGCTTCAGTTTTTACAGGAGTTTTAGCTAGCTTCGGAATTCAGACAGCATCTAAAAAGGGTGATGGTACTATGAAGATGAATGGTAATGGAAACGGTAATGGTGGAACACCTCCTGTTACTGCAAAAGAAATTGAGTCTATCATAGCGAAAGCTGGACCTACTCAAACAATTAGAATTGAGCAAGCACCTCTTAAGATAATCGGTGTTTCAGATACTGACAACAAAGAATCATATAAAATGTGAAGATTCTAGCAAAAACCAAGTTTTTGTGCTAGAATGAATTATAGATAAAATTATATAATGATCTTTTAAAGATGCCCATTTATAGAGACTATGAAATTCGTATTAATCTTAACGAATTAATAGAGCAAAGAATACCATCGTGCAATCTGACTCATCCTGATCATTGCCTCACAGAGGCACAGATAGCAGATATAGCACACGATATTAATATGGATCTTAATTTGCATCCAATATATCATCAAATTGATGAGCATATTATGCGATATGTTCAGGCTGCAAATATAGACAATAAAGATCACTGGGTAGAATCAAAACTCCCAGATCTTGATGTTACAGATGAAGAAGAAATTAGCTTTGAATAATTATGACTGTATTAGATTTTGCAAAGCAATTAAAGGAAGGGACTAAAAAATCTCACTCTGCAGCAGAGAATACTACTTTTGTTAAATCCTTTTTAAGAGGGGTTGTTAATAAAGAAAGTTATAGGGCATTGGTTAATGACTTATACTTTGTGTATTGTGCTTTAGAGGAAGAAGTTAGTAATTTAAAAGATCATCCTGTAATTGGTAATCTCCAATTACCAGATCTAAATCGTAGAGATGCTTTAGAGATGGATCTTAGATATTATTATGGTCCTATTTGGAGATCTCTCATTAAACCGTCAGAAGCGTGTGAGAGATATGTAAATCGTATTCGTGAGGTAGCAAAAAATGAATCAGAACTTTTGGTTGGTCACCATTACACCAGATACTTGGGCGACCTCTCAGGGGGTCAAATCCTTAAAGGAATTGCTGAAAAAGCTTTGGAATTGGGGAATGGGCAAGGTCTCAAATTTTATGACTTTGAAAAAATAGAAGATACTAAAGCATATAAACAAGGGTATAGAGAAAAACTTAATAATCTTCCTATTGACCAACATCAAGCAGATGCTATAATAGTAGAAGCGAATTATGCTTTTAGATTGAATATGTATATGTTTGATACTCTAGAAGGTAATTGGTTTAAGTCTTTACTTCAAATTTTTATTAGTTCTATTTTTAAAAAGAAATGATTTTTTTATCAACTCCATCAGTATATAATTTACCTGGAACATGGGAGAAACAACCTATGATCCATCATTTAAATCTTACTCCCGATCAAGGATTTATTTTATTCTTTGGTCTAGTTCTTTTTGGTTTAGTTGGATGGGGATTATATCTTACAGTAGGAGGTGGCAAGAA